CTTTTACTTACAGGAATTGGTTTGTTAATTACTGCTCTTGCTGTTGCAGCAAATGCAATGGGTGCTTTTGGAGATTCAACAGAAGAAGCAGAAAAAAAGCAAAAGAAATTAGAAAAACAATTAAAAGCAACTAATGAAGAAATTGCTCAAACTAAAAAATCAACTTTTGATTATGCGGATATTTTAGATGGACAAACACAACGTGAATTAAACAACGCAAAAAAACGAGGTGCATCAGACAAGGAATTATCAAACATTACTTTAAGTGGTGCGAAAAAACGATTATCTGTTTTAGAAGAAGAAGTAGATACGGCAATGAAGTTGTATTTAAAATATTCATCAACAGGAAGCCAAAAACAATATGATGCCGCAGCTGATGCTTTAACTCAAGCACAAGCTCAACGTGATGCCTTAGCAACCGAACTTGAGGGGATGGATGCCGATGCTAAAGCAACAGCAATTCAAAATAGCAAGGATAGAGCAAAAGAAGCAAGAGAACAAGCAGCAGCAGCAGCAAAGGCAAAACAAGAAGTAGTAGACCAAGCAGATGCTGACGCTAAACGTCTTGCATTAGAAAGACAACAGGAGTTTGATAATTCAATCCAAGACATAGCAGAGCAAAACCATCTCAATACTTTAAACGATCAACAAAAAGAAGAATTAGCAGTACAAGATAAATACTTTACTTTAGAAACATTAGCAGGAGAAAACAAAGATGCGTTAGCAGAAATAGAACTGGCTAAAATGAATGAGTTGAATGACATCAACTTAAAATATCAAGACTTAGACTATAAGCAAAAACAAGAAGCAAGATTAAAAGAAGAAGCAGCAACTAAAATATCAAAAGATAAAGAAATTGCAGCAGCTCTAGCAGTAGCAGAACAAAAGAGAGCTATACAACAAGAAAGTTTAAATGTTGCATTAGCAGGAATACAATTAATTAAAGGAGTATTTGAAAAATCCAAAGGAGTACAAAAAGCAGCAGTTGTTGCAGAATCTGCTATTGGTATTGCTAAAATTATTATTAGCACTCAAACTGCAAACGCAGCAGATAGTGCAGCAGCAGCATTAATGGGCCCTGCAGGTGTAGCATATAAAGCAAGCAAATTAGCCATAAATAAAATTAGCGCAGGTATTGGAATAGCAGCAAATATTGCAGCGACTGCTAAAGCATTAAAATCATTAGGTGGAGGAGGCGCACCAAGTGGTGGTGGCGGTGGTGATTTAGGAGGTAATAGTGGAGCTGGAGGAAGTGGAGTTATGTCTGCAAACTTTAACGTTGTAGGAAACTCAGGAATCAATCAACTTGGACAACTTCAACAGAAACCAATGAAGGCATATGTGGTTTCAGGTGATATGTCAACTGCACAAAGTTTAGATAGAAACAGAATTGAAAATGCAACATTAGTACAATAAAACGTTTTAATATTATGAAAATAGTTGAATTAGTAATAGACTCAAAAGATGAATTAAGCGGAATTGATGCAGTTTCTGTAGTTCATTCTCCAGCAATAGAGGAAAACTTTATTTATCTAGCAAAACACGAAGTAGAGTTAAAAGAAATAGACGCAGAGAAACGCATCCTTATGGGTGCTGCATTAGTTCCTAACAAACAAATCTACAGAGTAAACGAAAAGACAAAAGAAGAATACTACATATACTTTTCTGAGAACACCGTTCGTCAAGCATCAGAGTTATTCTTAATGAACTCAAATCAAAACAACGCTACATACGAACACGACAAGAAACTTAAAGGAATGTCGGTTGTAGAAAGTTGGATTATTGACGATAGTAAATCGGATAAATCCCGATTTTATGGCTTTGATTTGCCAAAAGGAACTTGGATGATATCAATGAAGGTAAACAACGAGGAAGTTTGGCAAGATGTTAAAGCAGGTAAAGTAAAAGGATTCTCAATCGAAGGTTACTTCGCTGACAAGTTAGAAATGTCAATGTTAAGTGGAGAAGATTTATTATTGGAACAAATCAAACAAATAATTATTGAAGATGGCAAAATTTAAAACACCGAGTTACTCAAGTCCAAAAGGTGGTAAAAGAGGATGTCTATGTGAAAACGGAAAATACTCATCGAAATGTTGCGATGGTAGTCTTCAAGCACAAGGCATAGGAACGACTACAGGAACTGAAAATGTATCTGTAACAATTAGTTCAGGTACTACATTAATCATTCGTCAGAACGGATAAAAATACAACATAACTAAAATACAATCGTTTAAATAATATATAAATAAAAACAATTTATGAAAAATAGCACAATCAACAAAATCAAAGCACTTCTAGGAATGGAAGTGAGTTTAGAAATGATGAAGTTAGCAGACGGAACTACGGTTCTTGAAGCAGACGCATTTGAAATGGACAACGAAGTATTTATCGTTACTCCAGATGAGCAAAAAATTCCTTTGCCGATTGGTGAATATGAATTAGAGAATGGAATGATTTTAGTAGTAGAAGTAGAAGGAATGATCAAAGAAGTTAAACCTGCTCCAATGGGTGAAGAAGTAGCTCCTGAAGATGAGGTTGCTCCTGAAGTTCCTGTAGCTGCTGCTGAAGAAGTATCTGCTCCAAAGAAAACAGTTGAGTCTATCGTTAAAGAAACATTCTTCTCAGAAATCGAAGCATTAAAAACAGAAAATATTGAATTGAAAGCTAAATTGGAATTGCTTTCTAAAGTTGAAGAAGTTGCAACAGAAGCAACCGAACTTTCAGAAGAGCCAAAACCGATTATGCACAATCCTGAAAACACGAAACCAGTAGAGATGTTTAAGTTTGCACAAAACAGAACTAAAACTTCTTTGGATTCAATCTTTGAAAAATTAAACAAATAATATTAACTAACAAACATTTATAAAAAATGGCAACTACAACATCAATTACTACTACTTACGCTGGAGAATTTGCAGGTAAGTACATTGCCGCAGCTTCATTGTCTGCACCAACATTAGAACAAGGTGGTTTAACTATTCACCCGAACGTAAAGTTCAAACAAGTTATTCAAAAAATCGGAAGTGATGCAGTCGTTAAAGACGCAACTTGTGATTTCAGTGCTACATCTACATTGACATTGACTGAGAAAGTTCTTCAACCTGAGGAGTTCCAAGTTAATTTACAATTGTGTAAAAAAGATTTCCATTCAACTTGGCAAGCTGCTGAGATGGGATATTCTGCATTTGATGTACTTCCTAAATCTTTCTCTGATTACCTTATCGGATATGTTGCAAACAAAGTATCTTCTGCAATGGAAACAACAATTTGGACAGGAGTTAACGCTACTGCAGGTCAGTTCGCAGGTATCATGACACAATTGACTACAGACGCTGCTTTACCATCTGCACAAGAAGTTGCAGGTACAACAGTTACTGCTGCTAACGTTGTTGCTCAAATCGGTTCTATCGTTGATGCTATTCCTTCACGTTTGTACGGTCAACCTGACTTGAAATTGTACCTTTCTCAAAACATCGTTAAAGCATACATTCGTGCTTTAGGTGGATTCGGTGCTTCAGGATTAGGTGCTAATGGTACTAACAATCAAGGTACACAATGGTACACAAACGGAAGTCTTTCTTTCGATGGTTTACCAGTATTTATGGCTAACGGATTAGCTGATAACACAGGTATTGCTACTACCACTTCTAACCTTCACTTCGCAACAGGTTTGTTGAACGATATGAACCAAGTTAAAGTATTAGATATGGCTGACTTAGACGGATCAGAAAACGTTCGTGTAGTTATGCGTTTTACTGCAGATGCTAAATACGGATTTGCTGAGGATATCGTTACTTACGGAATTGTTGACTCCGCGAATTAATATTAACAGACATTAATTTAAAGGGGAGGTCAAATGCCTTCCCTTTTTTGTTTCACTAAAAAAAATATAAAAAAATGGCTTGTGATATCGCAAACGGAAGATTAGAAGTATGTAAAGATGCCATTGGTGGTATTGATGCAATCTACTTCATTAATTTTGGAGACTATACATATCCTACAGATCTAGCTTATGTAACAGGAACAGACACTATTGATACAATTGCTAACGTATCAACACTTTACAAATTTGAATTAAAAGGTACAAATACTTTCGACCAAGTAATTACTTCATCTCGTGAGAACGGAACATCATTTGTAGAGCAAACACTTTCAGTTACTCTTAAAAAACAAGATGCTGCTACACATAAATTAGTTAAATTATTATCTTACGGACGTCCTAACATTGTAGTTAGAAACCGTAACAATCAATTCTTCTTAGCAGGACTTGAATACGGAATGGAGTTAACTACTGCAAACGTATCTACAGGTACTGCAATGGGAGATATGAATGGTTACACATTGACATTCGTAGGAACTGAGAAATTATTAGCTAACTTGTTAGATGCTTCTTCTGAAGCTGACTTAACAGGTCAAGCTGGAGATGTCTTTGGAGTTACTACAACAATCGTATAAGTATAATAGATTCTTTTTTTCATAGTTTGATAAGGGGTGGCTTCGGTTACCCCTTTTCTATTTCAAAACGATTTGAGAGTTTGTACGTTTAATTAGTATGATAGTATTAACGCCTTCTACATCAGCACAGACTTTTTCGTTTATTCCTCGCTTTGAGAATTACACAACGATGGCAATAACTGATGAACAAACAAATGTAACTACAACAGTTGCTATTACAAGTTCAACACAGGGAGCTTATGTAAATACGATTACTGCAACTTTTGCTTTAAAAAACAATCATACATATACACTTTTACTATCAAACGGATCAACTATCTGTCATAAGGATAAAGTTTTCTGTACAAATCAATCAGTATCAACATTTTCCGTAAACAACGGAACATATACTTCTAATGCAACCACAAACACTTTCATAGTTTATGAGTGATAATGTACACATACTAAGCCTAAGTGCTTACACAACGCCTACAATCCAAGAATCTAAAAGAGAAAATTGGGTTGAGTATGGTGAGGACAATAACTACTATTCTTTTTTGATAGATAGATACACGAACTCTACTACAAACAATGCTATTATAAACAATATTGGTAGACTTGTTTACGGAAAAGGACTATCTGCTTTAGACGCTAACCGTAAACCTTCTGAGTATGCTCAAATGATGAGTTTATTTAGCAAAGAAGATATCCGTAAAATGGTATTAGATAGAAAGATGTTAGGTCAATTTGCTATCCAAGTACACTATAATGATAAACACGATAAGATTCTAAAGGCTTATCATATGCCAGTGAACTTAATTCGTGCTGAAAAATGTAATAAAGACGGAGAAATTGCAGGATATTACTATTCTGACGATTGGACAGATGTTAAGAATTTTGCTCCTGTTCGTTATTCTGCGTTCGGTATGTCAAAAGATAAGGTAGAGATTCTATTCTCTAAACCTTATTCAGTAGGAATGAAATATTATTCTTATCCTGACTATCAAGGTTCAGTTCCTTATGCACTATTGGAAGAAGAAATTGCAGATTACTTAATCAACGAAGTACAAAATGGATTCTCAGGAACTAAAGTAGTTAACTTTAACAACGGAGTACCTACTGAAGAACAACAAGCAATGATTACTTCTAAAGTAATGAATAAGCTAACAGGTTCTAGAGGTCAAAAAGTTATCGTAGCATTCAACGACAACTCAGAATCCAAAACAACTGTTGATGATATTCCTTTAAATGATGCTCCGGAACACTACACATACTTATCAGAGGAGTGTTTACGTAAGATTATGTTAGGTCATAACGTTACATCTCCACTATTATTTGGAGTTGCTAGTTCAAATGGATTCAGTTCTAACGCAGATGAGCTTAAAAACTCTGCTATCTTGTTTGACAATATGGTTATTCGTCCAATGCAAGAGGAGTTATGCGAAGCATTTGATGAGATTCTAGCATTTAACGGAATCAGTTTAAAATTATTCTTTAGAACATTACAACCTTTAGAGTTCACAGACCTTGAAAACACGCAAACTGCAGACCAAGTTGCTGAAGAAACAGGAACAGATGGAACTGCTTTAAGCTCACATACTAATGCTTTGATTGATTTAGGAGAAGATGCAGATCCGAGTTGGATTCTAATTGATGAAAAACCTGTTGATTACGACAATGACGATATCGAAAACGAAAACCTAGCAAAAGAAGATAAACAAAGTCTTTTAAGTAAGATTGTAAATCTTGTTTCTACGGGTGATGCAAGACCTAACATAACGGATAAGCAAGATAAAACAATTGATGGCGTTAAATTCGTTGTGAGATACAAATACGAAGGTGAATTAACCAAGAATCCTAGAGAGTTCTGTACTGCGATGGTAAAAGCTAACAAACTTTACCGTAAACAAGATATCTTAAACATGAGTAATCAGGTGGTAAACGCAGGTTGGGGTGCTAAAGGAGCTGATACTTATTCTATTTGGCTTTACAAAGGCGGTGGTAATTGCCATCATAGATGGAATAAGCAAGTATATGCAGTAATGTCAGGCAAAGCATTAGACTTACCAAATCAAAGACAAGTAGCACAAGCAAAAGCTGCTAAATATGGTTATACGGTAACTAATCCACAACTTGTTTCAACACGACCTATTGATATGCCGAATCAAGGATTTTTACCTAAAAACAATTAACAATGGCAGAAGCTCTATTTATAACTCGTGATGACATCGTAAAATACACTGCATTAAATGGAAACGTTGATACGGATAAGTTTATTCAGTTTATCAAAATTGCACAAGATATTCACATACAAAATTACTTAGGTTCTAAACTATTCCAAAAGTTACAAGCGGATGTTATCGCAGGAACTCTTGCAGGTAATTATTTGAGTTTAGTTACCACTTATGTTAAACCAATGTTGATCCACTGGGGAATGGTGGAATATCTTCCTTTCGCAGCTTACACGATTGCAAACAAAGGAGTTTATAAACATTCATCTGAGAACGCAGAAAACGTAGATAAAAACGAAGTTGACTATTTACTTGAAAAAGAAAGAAGTATAGCTCAACACTACACGGAAAGATTCATAGACTACATGTCATTTAATCAGACTTTATTTCCAGAGTATAGAGCAAACAAGAATAACGATATGTTTCCTGATTCAAACAATAACAACATAGGATGGTATCTGTAAAAACTAAAGTGTATAAACCTAAAGAAACTAACGTTGAGAAACTTCGTGTTTTTCTCGCTAAACTAAATAAAACAACAGTGCAAAAATGAAATCAAATCTTACCTTATTAGTGTTCTCAATTTGCACAATTTTAGCACCCATTCAACCTTTAGTAATCATTGCAATTTTGTCTATTATTTTAGATACGTGTTTCGGAATCTGGAGAAGCGTACGAAAAAGCGGATGGAAATCAATTCGTTCTCGTAGACTATCTCACACCATCTCTAAGACACTTTTATATAGTGGAGCAATCGTATTTGTGTTCCTGTTAGAAAAATACGTTGTAGCTGATATTCTAGGACACTTCATTGCAATTGATTTACTAATGACAAAAGCATTTACTACATTCTGCGTTTACACGGAGATTAAAAGTATAAACGAAAGCTACTTCTCAGTTACCGGAATAAACGTATGGGATAAGTTCAAGTCATTTGCAAAAAGAAGTAAAGAAACCTTAGAAGACCTTAAATGACATTAATAGAAAAATACGTTGCCTTTACCAAGAAATGGGAAGGTGGACTATCTAGAGATAAATCGGATTCAGCATCCAGCTTTCCGTGTCCAACTCCTTACAAGGGAAAAACGGGATATCACACAAACGTAGGAATAACTTACAAAGCGTGGGTATCTTTTTTTGGAACTGATAACGATTCAAGATTCTATTTAATGAACGCAGCTGATTGGTTTGCTATATTTAAGAAAGGTTACTGGGATGCAGTTAGAGGTGATGCTTATAATTCACAAAACATTGCAATATTTGTTACAGGTATGGCTTGGGGAAGCGGAGTAAAACAAGCTGGTAAATCTTTACAAGTTGCTATCAATCATTGCGGCTTACTTTGCACAGTAGACGGAATCATAGGAACAAAAACAATCTTACTTGCTAACTCAATAGAGCCTAAAAAATTATTTGATGCACTAACTGCTGAAAGAGAAAGATTCTTTTATGCAATTGGAGTAGGTAAAAACGCTAAATTCTTGACAGGATGGTTAAACAGGCTAAACGATTATCGCTTTACATTTCGACCTTAATTTTATTAGGTTCGTGTTCAGCTAATTATCACGTTCTACGTGCAATCAAAAAAGGTTACAGATGTGACGAAACTAGCGACACAATACAAGTTTCGACAATAGACTCAATTCCATACGTTTTAAGAGACTCAATTTATTGGGAGAAGGTATTAGTCCAAAAAGATACAATCGTTCGTTACAAGCGTTCCTACGTACCTCAAACGAGATTTCAGACACGTATTGAATATAAGTACAAGACAAAATATATCAAAGCCGAAGCTCAGAAGGTAAAATATCAAAATAAATACATCACAAAGACTAAAGTTAATTGGTTATTTGTAATATTGGCATTTATTATTGGATTCTTTACAAGATTAGCATTGAGTGAAACCTTTAGAAGTAGGTTAAGACTTCTCACTAAACTTTAAGTATGAGCAAACAAAGTAGATTCCGATTACAAGAAGATGAAATAGAAATATTAAACTCTTACAGGGCAATTAAATTAGAATCTAACGGGCTAGGATTAGACGATAAAGATGTAAAACACGGATGGATTAAGAATAAACACGCATCATTATTTTTTAAAAATCCAAACTTTAAGGAAGCTGAAGAAGTAAATTACAAAGAGCTGCAGGATTTAATCTTAAAAGACATCAAAGATTTTAAACCTGAATATCCTACAATCTTTAGGAATCCATCAACAGACGGACACCTATTAGTAGTAGATCCTGCTGACATTCACATCGGTAAACTTTGTGAAGCATTTGAAACAGGCGAGGACTATAACAATCAAATCGCAGTTAAACGAGTAAAAGACGGAGTACAAGGAATACTAGACAAAATCTCAGGATTTAACATTGACAAAATATTATTTATTGGAGGGAATGATATTTTACATATTGATACTCCTAAACGAACTACTACTGGAGGAACACCACAGGACACTGATGGAATGTGGTACTCTAATTTTCTAATCGCAAAGCAATTGTATGTTGATATTTTGGAAACTTTGTTGGCAGTCGCTGATGTTCATTTTACTTTCAATCCCAGTAATCACGATTACACGCACGGATTTTTTCTTGCCGATGTTATACAAACGTGGTTTAGAAATTGTGATAATATTACTTTTGATTGCAGCATTGCTCATCGCAAGGGATTTCTATATGGGAAGAATCTAATCGGAACAACTCATGGAGACGGAGCAAAACACGAACACTTACCTTTGTTAATGGCAACTGAGTTTCCACACGAATGGAGCTTATCTAAGCACAGGTACGTTTATACTCATCACGTTCATCACAAGACTTCTAAAGATTACATTGGAGTAACTGTTGAATCATTACGATCACCCTCAGGAACGGACTCTTGGCACCATAGGTCAGGTTACGCCCACGTTCCTAAAGCAGTAGAAGGATTCCTGCACCATAAAGAATTTGGTCAAGTTTGTAGGATATCACATATCTTTTAGTATATTTGCAACTCATAGTTTTTTAGGTTTTTGGATTAGGG